TGTGGGGCCTTAATATTTTCACGGTATAATGATAATAATGACTGACAAAGAGTTAGACACCTATAACAAGCAGCAGTATAAGAAGATGCTTGCTAAGATAAAAGAGGATTCTGGCTGTGTAGATTGTGGTGTTGGTAACCATATAATCCTAGACTTTGATCACATACGAGACAAGAAATATAATGTATCAAGAATGATCCATGATGGTTTTTCATGGAGGGCTATCAAGAAAGAGATAGAAAAGTGTGAGGTGGTTTGTGCTAACTGCCACAGAATCAGGACTTATAACAGACTAAACGGCATGATATAATTATTACATGTTAAAAGAAGGCGACTTTGTCATGGGATCAACCTCTGAAGGGGTTGTACACGGAGTTATAGAGCACATCATGACTGAGGGTGGGATACTTGGTACACTTGGATCAGAATATGCTTTGGTTTCAATGCCACCAGAAAATCCAGCAATGTCAGTTAGAATACACAAAGAAGAAAGCGGTACATGGAAGCCAACAGCATACAGTATTGGCATGATGTACAAGGATGCTGAAAAAGCAGATATGGATAATCACACAATGGATTCAGAAACAGCAATGGCAATGTATGACTCATCAATTGGAAAATCAATTAGCAAAGCATACGAAGGTTGCGGATGCCCTATGTGCAAAGAATTAAATGTAACATGCGAAGAGTGTCCTCAGTGTCAGGCTGGAGAAATGAAATCAGATTGCTGTGGTAATGTAAGTAAGCAAGCACCTTGTTGGGATGGATATGTACAAAGAGGAATGAAGCCAGGAGCAGACGGTAAGCCAGTTCCTAATTGCATACCAGTTGCTAAATCAGATAGTTGGATTGACTCTCCATTTAGAATGGTAAAGTAATGCCAAAGAAAAAAGCATCAGCGTTTAACCCTATTCAGATTAAAGATGGATGGATTGTTAGACTATACAAAGATGGTCGAGTTAAGTCTAAGATCGCACCATACGAACCAAAGCATCCCAAGAAGTAGCAATGTCAAAGTATAACAAACTATACTTTTTACATATTCCAAAGACAGGTGGAAGGTTTTTTACAAAGTATATACTTGATCCAATATCGGATACACTAAAAGAAAGCAGTATAGAAGTTATTAAACCACCAGCAAATGCCTTAAAGCACGGTGGATGGCATAATGATATAGATGAAAATACTTATATAATTTCTGTTTTTAGAGATCCCGTAGAGTTTTTTGTAAGTGCTGTTGCTCATATGGCTGGAGAGCAGGCAGGTATTATAGATCAAGATAAAGACTATATATCAAAAGAAGGATCTTCTGTTTTAGACATAGATAAAAGTTTTTTGTTTAATAGATTAAAAGAACTTCCCTATATGAAAGATTTTCAATCACAAAACTTTTTTTTAAGCCCACAAGAAATTCCATTAATTACTGAGGTTAGAAGACATCATAATCAAAATAAAACTATTAATTATGACACCATAAAAGAAAGAATTAACAGGGTTAATCTTTTAATAAGACATAGCGACCTTAGATCTATGGATTACTCATTGCTACTTAAAAAAATATCAGAAGACTTGGGTATAAGTATAGAAATAGATCTATCTTCAGCAGACAGAAAGCACTACAAAAACAACTCTTCAGAAGTTCTTTTTAATAAACTTGACTCAAAAGATAAAGAAAAAATTTATGATAACTTTTTATTTGATAAAGAAATATACGAGAATGATTCATTATTTTGGAAAGAAAAATAGGGTAGTTTTAGTCATACCCAGGACTTTTAAATTAAGGACAATATAGTGTTGCAACACGCTATAACAAAGTTTCCCGACAAAGATACAGCGACTATATTGTCACACTACAAGTATATCACGTACCCCTGGCAAGAATCGAACTTGCGACGCATGGCTTAGAAGTCCATCGTTCTGTCCACTGAACTACAGAGGTATGGAGCGAGTGACCAGAATCGAACTGGCACAATCAACTTGGAAGGATGATGCACTACCATTATGCAACACTCGCCTTGTACATCTGGAAGGACTTGAACCTTCGGCTCTCTGCATATAAGGCAGGTACTCTAACCAACTGAGTTACAGATGTGTAGTACACCAGGTAGGACTTGAACCTACGATAGCCGAATTATGAGTTCGGTGCCTTAACCAACTTGGCTACTGGTGCTTAGCCAATTTATATATTAAAAAAAAGAAATAGCGCAAGAACACCAAGACAGATAAGAATAAACTTAACTTTCTTAGTTCTTGGCCATTCATCTGGCACTCTTACATTGTCCATATTGTCTCCAAGTAGTTTTAGTTATTTGCTAAACGCAATGAACCAAGAACAATTTCTTCTCTGATCCTTTGCTGCTTGCGTTCAAACTTTGAAAGGTGTGGCTTAGCCTGTGTTCTTTTTTTATTTTTAACTGCTCTCTTAATCTTATGCTGAGAGGCTTTGTTATTAGACTTTTTCATTTCGCACCCTGATTTTCTGCTACATTGTCACAAGGACAGATAATTGACTCTGGAAGTTCGTGAACCTTTGTTATAATAGTAATCATAGTTTCACAGTCATTACACTTGTATATCTTCTTAACTCGTTTGCTCATAAACTAATCATACCATATTGAGGTGTCTGTGTCAAGATTTGTCTCCATCCCATGTACCTATCTTAGTAGTAGGTATTCCATAATTTTCCCACAACCTAATTACATTGGGGTTATCATCTACTGCATGAATAACATTCCAATGTTTCTTAATCTTAAGTAAGATATCTTTTTTAACTTCATAGTCTGGTCTATTATCATCATCTTTACGCATATACAGTGCGTGATGCCCAATGTCATTTTTAGCAAGCCAATACGATGTTAAACCACGCCAAGTCTCTTTTCTCGATGTAACAATAATGACGTGCATCTGATCAAAGAAAGCATTATTTAACATTTCTACTACTTCTATATTTGGCAGGGCATCCACAGAAGCCTCATGAAAAGCCTCATAGTCCCTATTAGAGCCACGAACATGGTGAAGGTATGGATCTACATTGGCTAGGGTTCCGTCTACGTCAAAGATGTATGCTGTTGGTTTCATATATTAATTATACATCGACCATGTGCCAAAGTCAAGTCCTCATGCTATACTTAACATTATGGAATCAATATTTATTTCAATAGCCTCATGTAAAGAGTTATTTTTAGTTCAGACCATTAAAAGTGCAATTAGTAACGCATCAAACCCAGGCTCAGTTTATTTTGGAATTTGCAATATGGTTATTGATGAAGAAGATTTTCTTAATGATCCAATATTTAATTCAAATAATATAAAGTTTGTAGAAACAAAGCATTTTGGGCCACTAGGAACTGGAATTGGAAGAATGCTTGCATCCCTGATGGCAGACAGAGATCATGATTATTACTTACAGGTAGATGCTCAAAATATATTTGTTAAAGGTTGGGACGATATATTAAAAGATCAATATAAAAAGTTATTAGATGTTTGTGAAAAACCAATCATAAGCGCATCTCCAAGAATGTGGGACCACAATGAGGCTGGAGACATATTTCTTTTTGAAAAACCACAAAATATTTTAGATTTAGAAAATTTAGATGTATATGAAACCAATCCAACTCTTGCTTTTAATAATAACAAAAATTCTATTTCAGATAGTATGAGGTTTGAAGACGCTAACTATGAGACCACTGGCTTTGTTGAAGGATGTGGAATAGATTGGTCAGATGATAAAGAGTTTAGCGAACATGGTTTAATTCATGCCGCATTTGTTTTCTTTAAATTTAGTTTCTTGCAAGAACTATTAAGCGATCCATTTGATACTTGGTCTGGAGATCAAACCAACATGTCTTTTCGTGCTGGAACTCGTGGCTACAGAATGTTTACAGTAAGACAAGCAACTGTATTTACTAAAGATAAATTCAATAAGGACCATGAATTAATTTATGATTATGACTGGAGAAGAACAACTAACCATTCACCAGTACATTCTTATCTTTCACGCAAATCTCATAAAAGATTAGAGGACATATTAACTGGAAGATATCTCGGGTTCTGGGGTGCTCCAGATAAAGAATCTATAGAAAAGTATCAATCAATGTTTAAGGTTAAGTTTTTAGATAATTTTTCAGGTTTTAAAAAATAACACTACTTAGTTATTAGAATTCCCAAAAGAAAACCAACCATGAACATCCCAACACCTATGGTCCAATGATAAGATCTTAGCATGTAGTCTTTAATTATTTTATCTTTTATTTCTCTTGAAACTTTTACATCATCCATTTTGATCAACTCTGTATGTCATTATAAAGTAGCATGCTATATATCCTGCAATAAATGCTGGAACTAAAAAGAATAAACTAATCATTCAAAATCCACCTGCCTCTCAAATAAGTTGGTCATATAATTATCTTTTCCCCTAGCAATATGTGCAGCAGCAAGACGCATACCTAATGCGTTTGTTACCGATGTCTCAATAGGAAGGGCTTCAATCTCTCTTGCTATTTCTTCTCTTAATGCCATTTCATCTATACTCATTTCTTATCCTCCCAATAAGCCTTACCAAACTCATCATAGTCATCCCACCTTGAACCCTCTAAGTCTTTTTTCATTTGTTCTATATCAAGTTGATAGTATGTTCCCCACCAACTATAAGGTTTGTTAAGTAGTACCCACATTTTTGCGTGGTACTTATGACGAAAGCCTAGGTCAACATCTAACTCTTCTTCCAACATTAAAGCCTTAAACAAATGATTACCAGCAAAGCCACCACAGAAGTTACCTATGACTCTTAATGGCCATATTCTAGTCTTCTCTATCTTTGTCATTCTTGTCATCTTTAGGTACCCACACTTTCTTTCCGTTTTTATATTCTGGCCAATAGCCAAGGCTACGCCAATCCATTTGAGTTATCTTAGGTTCTTTTGGCATTGGTGCACCAGATATGTCCATCGCTCATGGTTTGATGAGTGTTCCAAAAGATAGGATCTTTATGTGATAGACCACATGACGGGCATTCATTTTTCTTTTTCATATACTAAGTATACACCAGTCAGACTTGAATGTCAAAAAAGATGATATAATTATCTCATGCCAACACCAGCAAACTATAAAGGCCTCTACAACAATGGAGGATATTACGCCCTTGGAGACACAGTTCTTACAGATGGAGACCCATACGGTGTCGCTGGAAGATACTTCATTAGAAGCGGTAATCCAGGTAACCCAGGGTATGCACCAGAGATAGGCGGAGCAACCAACGGATCTTGGACAATGATTGTCTCTAGAGGTATAGATGGTTCTGGTTCAGTAACAGGATCTGGCAGCATTGCTTAGTATTATCTAACAGAACATGTAAGACATATAAAAGGCTCATCGTTAGTCTTTACATATAGTTGATTACATTGGGTACATGCTACCTTATAACCCATAAACTTACTGTATGATGATTCAAGTTTGTCCATTGGACCATTCTATCATATTTTAATTTGTTGTGTTATTGTATAAGACACCCCTTTATGATATACTTGTGAGCATGGACAAAGTAAAGGTATTTAAAAACTGTATCGACGCTAAAGATGCTCAGGATATAATTAATTATATAAACAATCATCTTGATTCTTTTAATACGGGACCGCTAAAACTCAAGTTTATGAAAATGTTTGGGACTGACAACGCACACAAAGAAAAGTCAGAAAAGTTTATTAGTGGTATAGATGACATAGAGGACCAGATAAAAACAATTATCGATCTTTGTATAAAATCTATAGAGAATGAATTTCAAGAGACCAAAAAGGTATATCTTTCATCCCTTTGGATAGCAAAGCAAACATCTGGGTCTAACATAGGGCCACATATGGACACAGATAACGGGGTTAACAATCACTATGAGTATAGTAGTATATTATATTTAAGCACTCCAACAAAGTCTGCTCCTTTAGAGTTCCCCCATCTTAAGTTGGAGATTATGCCAAATCTTGGTGATTTAGTTTTGTTTAAGTCAAAAAATTTTGAGTCTTTACATCAAGTAAAAAGTATAGGTGAAGACAGATATTCGATTCCTATGTGGTTTACTTTAGATAAAGATTATGAATTAAAGTTCGTCAACTGATTTATAGTAGCGTTCGTATGTTAATCATCGACGGGACCAAACTAAAGCAAGAAACTTCTGCCAAGATAACTTATCTGACTCTAAGTGCTTCCAGTGCTTATATGACTTGATATAAACAACAGAATATGCAATGGCAGCAAAGATAAATCCATACTGGTCAGTTACTATGGCATAGTATATCCACATAGCCTCATTAAAGGTAGCCCAGATCCATGCCCATATTTGTTTCCTGCCAACAAAATAGATTGCAGCAACACCACTAAAGGCAAGCACCCACGAGGCATAGTCGTTAATCCATTGTTCCATATATTCAGTATACCCTAAAGTAATAGTTTAGTCAAATTGCTTTCCCTTGGTTTTTACCCAAGTTCCTATCTTGCCGTTGCTAACTTTTGATCGTAATGTTTCTGCAAAGTTTGTCCCTATTTCAGAGCCTAGGTACTCTTCGCCTGTCTCAAGGTCAACTAATTTCCATTTTTCAGGAGCCTTAGTATGTATGATTAATTCAACTGGTTTATCAAATGAATCTATCTCTGATCCATCTTTAAGTATGCGTTTATCCATTTAAGTCACAACTAAATCCTACGGCTGCCCTTGGACCAAAAAAGTTTACAGCGTGATAGGTGTTTGCGGGTATATAGACTAAGTCTCCAGGCTCAACTAAATAAGTATTACCATTAGCCTTCCATTCAACAGAACCTTGGCATTGCCAGTAAAAGTTATCACGATTGTCCCTATGATTTGGAACATTATCTATTTTGTTTGACAGATTAATATAAAGATTTATTAAAGAAAAGTCAGGATAAAATAGGGCAAACTCTCTAAATATTTTATCAGAATTTCCTATACCTCTGCTTGCTGAAATATAAAAATAAAAGTTTTGTTTTATTAGCACACTACCAATGGCCTTTCCACCTAAGTCTAGATCATATTTTGGTAAAGGGTTTGGGAAAGAACCTTCTTCATGTGATGCATCGTGTATATATTTTATAAAATCATCCCATGATGGCACATCTTTGTAAAAGTTTTTTATTAAAAGAGTGGTGCCATTTTGCTTATGTTCTAAAATTAGGTCTAGGATCTCTTTAGTTACGAGCATTATGAAACAAGGCCTACAGATAGATGGTTTAAGCAGACATCTGCAATTATATAGTCAGCGTGATCTACCACTATATCGTAATGTGTTGCGTCTTTATCGCAAAAAAAACACTTAGAGTTCCTCATGTATTGATTATATCATGCTTTAAAATTCGGCGCAAAATAGAAGTTATAAACCTTTATATGCCCTATACGGGCATTATTGGTGAGTAGCCTTCATATGCCTAGCAAGGGAGTCATGTCCAAAGACACCCCATCTAAGATCCCATTCCTTCTTACAAATTGGACAGACTATTATCCTCATCACTCTCCCAAATCATTAAACATTTTGTACAGGTAATGCCATGCTCTCGCATATACCAAGTATGTTCACACCTAGCAACATAGTCTTTTCCCATACCCTTACGCTTTAGTTGTTGTCTAAACTTTCCGTTAGGATCGTGGATGTGGCAGAAGTGAGTGTGGTTGGTTACCTTTGCAAAACAAATTTTACCATTATTCTTTTTAGCATAACATTTATTCATGGTCATCCATCTCAACTATACCTTTAGTGTCAAGACAAAGACGGCATATCTCAAAGAACATTGTTCCAGAGGAATCTATCCTGTAATCGTAATCACATTCATGTGGTGTGTTTCTCATCTCATTGAACTTTTTCCAAGGGTCCTTCATAAACTCATCAATATCCACCTAGGCACTCATTTCTTGTATGGTATAGCCTTATCTTTGTTAATATTTTGCGGGACGGACCAAAGAGATCTTCCTTACAGGTAGAACAACGATAAGACCACTCACCAGTAAACCAGTCATGAACATAGCCCTTAGCGTTGGCATATTTGTTGGCTACAAAGGTTTGGAATGGATCGGGTATTTCCATGTTCGTAATCATTTTGTAAATAAACCATGCTTCTTGCGATACTTTACAGACATCTTAAACGCTTTATCTTTTGTGTCCCATTCTTCTGAAGAATACACACCCAACTCTAAATCCAAGAAACGCCACTTTCCTGTCTGTTTATTAATCTCTACTTTAGTCTTAGTCATAGTTTAGCCACTGGTTATATGGACTCGATAGTAGTTAAACAAACCACTTTTGTAATGTTCATCTTGGGTTCTTCTGCTTGTGCCATTGCTCTGGCTTCTTTCTCAGTCGAGGCAAAGATATCAAGATCAAATGCCGTAGCGTAATCTAGTAGAGATACTCTGAATATGTGCATAATCCAAGTATAGCAAAATTTGCGGGGGATGTCAAGAAAGACCCAATTACCCCTAGTATCAATCCCTAAAGAAATCTATCCCTATATACCACCTAAAGAGATACAAACCAATTTCCCACTCATTCTTGATAGGGTGTCCCCAATTGCAGACATATACCCCAATAGAGTAACTGGAGGTCATCTTGCCATAGTGGAGTTTCATTTGCAAACCAAGCAGTAGAATGGGGCACGGAGATTGTCTCTATGGGTTACTACGGTTTGAGCACACTTATGGCACTGAATCTGTACAAGGTTTGGATCTGAAGTAGGGATTGAGAGTTTGAGGCTTCTCGTGTAGTAGTATTTAGTAACGTACCACGTTATTAGTATGAGTATCAGTGTTAGCATCAGACTAGTCTATCACATCAAGGTTAACAGGTTGGATATCATCATCCATAGCCCCACAGACAGCACAGGTTACCTGACCATCAAGGTCTAATTGGTAGTCGCACCCATACTTTGTACATGTCATATATACATCATACCATTCGGCGAAAAAATTGTCAAGTTTTTAAAGTTCGGCGAAAATAGAGGTAACAAACCACTCTATGCCCTACACGGGCACTATTGGTTACTATGCAAGGGTATGGGGAAAGGATAGTTTATACTCATATCCAGGAGTAGCCATACTAGAAGGCAGGTTCAAATGATTCAAAAGCCTTTGGAAAGTAACTTTGAATTATTTTATTAACTTTATTGTTTTCAATGTAATCAAGTCCGCCTGATTTTTCATTGTAAAACATTTCTTGCATTATTTCATGTATCATTTCTGTTGTCATATGTTTCTCCTTTTCAATTCAATTATCTCATAAATTGCGGGGGATGTCAAGTATAATAGACCTATGACCCTACTATACATACTCTACAGCCCCATACACAAGGCTATTAAGGTGGGTATATCTGATGTGTCTGGTAGAAGGTTTGCAAGCCATAGGACCAAGGGTTGGATATTGATCAAGTATTGGTCATTTTCCGAACGGGATCAAGCAAGACACATAGAATCCCTAGTAGTACAAACCCTTACTTCCAAGTATGGACATTTCCTGGATAAGGCAGATATGCCACAAGGGGGATATACGGAGACATTTGATGCGTCGAAGATAACTCGAAAAGGTTTGATCCGTATGGTCAATAGGGCTATAAAGAGTGTATCGTAATCTTTATCTACCGTCGGTTATCCACAGGTTTGACAATTTACCTATTGGTTAGTTAAGGTACATTTGAGTAGGAAATAGGGTTTGGAATGTACCTTTCGTAATAGTTATCCACATGTTATCCACAGATTAATCTTACTGATTATATATTTAGACATTCTAGAAGTGGAGTGATGTGGAGGATAGTGGAGATTGGAGCGCTTTCAGAGAGGCGTTCGTAATCCCAAACCTCAAACCTTCTTTCCCCCAAACCTTCGTAGCGGGATTGTATCACAAACCTTCATATCTGTCAAACCATCATATGCAGGGTTTGGGCATTATATCCTATCTTGTAAGGTTTGTCAAGCCCATTTGCTGCATAAAAAAATCTCCCAAAACCAGGGAGAAATTGTCG